ACGATCTCTCCCAGGGCATCCCTGTCCCCGCCCCCGCCCCCAACACTCGTCGGACGAATCATCTCACCCCTCAGGAGGGCCTGGAACCCGAAGACGACAGCGTCAGGTTCGTTCTTGAGAATCTCCAGCTGAGCCCGCCTCAGGAAGTCCGCCGGCTCCTCGGACACGGGACCGTTTACCAGTCCCATGAGCATGTCCCGGTACTCATCGGATTCGTTCTTACTCAGGATCCCAGCCCTCAGAATGGCGTCCTCCTTCCTCCCATCCAAGATGAAGTTCCTCAAGGACGCAAAGTCCTTCAACACTGACAGCTTCATCTCGGCTCTTGCATTAGCGTCCTGTATCTCTATCTCCTTAATAAGACCTTGGCGTCGCTGCTCCGTGAACGCAGCCTGAGCATCCCAGAGACCCTGCTGAGAAGCCCCTGTCTTTATGTCATGTTCGAGCCGGTCCTTCGCTAGACCGAACCTCTTCATTCTGGCTTCAAAATCCTTCTTCGAGACACTCTTATCATGATCAAGCCGTTTTCTCGTGAGATCCCGATCCAATTTCCTCTGCTTGACTTCCGCATCGATCCGAGTCTGGGCCCTCTCCGTGGCTGCAGCTCGATCCGCTTCAGCCTGCTCAGCATCCTGCTGACTCCTCTGATGCTGGAGCAGGAGTCCAAACATCTGGTTCGCCATTCCAATTCCTGGATTTCCGACTTCGGCCATCGTGAGGGCCTCCTATTTTCCGAAGAATGATCCGAGTCCACCACCGACTCCAGTGCCCATCATCGCACCTATACCAGCACCCAAGAGGGGATTCCCCATACTAGATCCAATTAAAGCCCCAGCTCCAGCTCCAGCTCCAAGCCCAAGTCCGGAGCCGAGGGCTCCGCCCGTGAACCGATTCTCATACGCCATCGGCTGCTGTGAACCGAAGAACTGCATTGCCCTCGCCAGGAACGGGTCGTTCTCCGGCAGGAGCCTCTGGAACTCCGAGAAGGTATGATCCAGTTCCGCCTGCTCCTGGGCCTGGAACGGAGCCGCGGCCCTGAGGAGGGCCGACCCCTCCGCGAGGGGCTGAAGGCGTTGGGCGTTCGCCATCGGGATAGCCTGCATACTCCGGGTCGCAGCCCGCTCGAGTAGCTCTGCCTCGATCCTCTGGTTCTGCATCTGCTCCTTCGCAAGATTCGCCGCAAGGCCCGTCTGGAGACCCTGGAGAGCATCGCCCTCCTGTTGAGTCCGGGCCGTGGAGAACAGAGCCCCCTGACTTGCGGCTGCGTCTTTGAGTCGAGGAGCGATCTCCCGATCGAACGTGCGGAACATTGGAGCCGCGACCGCGTCCTGGAAGAAGCTCTCGGTCGCACGCTCGCTGAGGTCCGCAGCCGGCTTACCGCTGAGAGCCCTCTCGATCGCACCCCCAGTCTCCGCCTGGAACTGCGTGGGGTCGAACATTCCAAGCAGCTCTCGAGCGAGAACAGCCTCTTGAGGGAGCCCTGCGATCCGTTCGCCCTCGAACGGCGTGGCACCCTGCCCGATTCGGCTAGTCTCTACCGAGGGGTCCAGCCCCTGCAGGAAGTTCCTGATCTCCCGGCCGATCTGGATCTGCGGTCCGCTCAGTTGTGTGCCGCTGCTCCGGCTTCCGCCGCTGCTCATTGTTCGGCTCCATTAAAGGCTGGTCCAGCCACTCCACAAGACGATCTTCATAGTCATCGGGGATTGTGAACCTCACGATGACACTGTGCTCTTCGAACTTCCACTTCCTCATGATAGCGGACCCTCGTTGGGTTTCCGCTCGAATATATACCCTCCCGGCGTCATGGGTCCACGCGATGAGACGACGGAAGATCCGAGACCCTATGGTAGGGTCCAGCCCAGGCTCCGACCAGGCCTGCTGGAGGAACGAGTGGTCCCGTCCGTCCGGCATCGTTGCAAGACAAAACGCCTGGAGGTCATTCCCATCAAAGATCATCAGCAAGAGGATCTTGCTCTCCTCGCCAGCCGCCACTCCTTCCCGGTTCTTCTCGAGTATGGAGCTCAAGTGCTGCATCTCGAGGTCAGGGTCCACGTCATCCATCAGCTGGAGCTTCCCTTCCAGAAACGCCACGGCTTCAGGTGATGTTGCATTGATGATCTTCATATGACATTCCTCTTTGTTCGAGTCTAGAAGATTCCAGGGAGACCAAAAAACGAGTCCCCCGTCGTCGAGTACACTCCATTCCTGCCGTTCCCAGATCTATCAGGCTCTCCCTCCCCTGACTCTAAAGCGTCCATCCCATAGTGAGCCCAAGCAGGGTCAAAGTATGTAGGATGGATGACATCCCGAATCATTCTCCTGTAACTCCTGGGACAAGAACGTCCTGCGGCGTGATAGTCCGCAGGAATCGTCGCAGGGAAGGACCCTCCGCTCCATATAGTGACCTCATCCAGCCACAACACACAGGTGTCCGTCGGGGTCCCATCCACATTCCTCTGCCCGATATAGATATCCAGGGATTGGTTCCATGCATCCGCAGTATATCCGACGGTCGAAGGAGTCGATGTAGTAACGGTCTTGGAAACCCCATCAATGAAGATCTCGATCCCCACGGTTGTGTCAACCTGCATCTCAACCCACACGGAATGCCAGTCACCGTCGTTAGGAGTCGTAGCGGTGGAGTTCTGACCTCGCTTCCTCGTCGAAGCATTATACAGAGAATCAATCCTCACATACCAATCCGAGCCCCCTCCATCCACGATCTCGACCTGGAGCCCTCCCTTCTGACCAGAGGTCTCCGTGTCCTCCCACCCAAAAATAGTAGAGGCATAGGAGGATCCGCCGATCTCGTTTTCCTTCCTCACCCAGAACATAAGAGTGATGCGGTTCAAGCTTCCAGCCCCGATAGATGCCGCGAGGTCCCCACACTTGCCGATGTTGAGATAGTTCCCAGTGACATCTCCCTGAAACCAAGATCCCGAGTCCACACCCTGTTCCGTTACAGAACGGAGATTCTGCTCCGTAAAAAGACCTGCGATGCGATTAAGATAGACATACATGTCTCGACGCCACCGCTCGACCTCGGGATCCTGCTCATTGGGGGGCAGAAGAGGGAGGCGTTCCGAGGACAGGACCCTCGAGAGACTGTCTGGGCTTCCGATCCGAGTCATCTCACACCCCCTGGACCCACCCAGGCCTTGATCCACCGCACGTGGAACCAGTCACTGCTCGCGAAGTCCTGCTTGTCCGAGATCCGAAACTTCATCCCACGTCCCGAGAGATCTATAGGAATCTGATACGTGGTAAAGTCCGAAGACAAGGAAACAGCAGAGGAACGAAAGTGCAAGCCTTCACTGGACACGGCTTCTACTTCGAGATTCGTTCCCTTCGCCTCGAACTCTAGCATAGTCCATCGGCCATACCTCGAATTCCATTCCTGTGGAACCACGAACTCACGAGTCTCAAACATGGACTGGACTGATACCCCGTTGTCCCAGTTGAGAGTCCCGTCCTCAATGAACACGCGACCGTTTTCGTCTCCAAGAGCTAGGACCGGGAAGCCCTGAGAGAGCCCCTCGTCCTCCCACTTGAACCCAAGCGAGTCCCAGGACAGTCCACTGAGGTCATTCCACGTGAGCCCCGCGTCCCTCGTAAAGATCCCCATCGCGTGGACGAGGGAACGGTAGCTCGCACGGCCTACGACAGAGTTCCTAGGACGACTTAGGTCATACTCGTGGATGAGAGTCGTCACGAGGGACGCACCCTGGGGCCAGCTCCAATAGATTCTCCTCCGTGGGAAGTCATGGAAGGCCCACCCTAGCTGAGCGTTGTCATGGTCCAGGGTGCCCTTCAAATAATCCTTGAGCTGATCCATTGCAGGAAGGACTTGGCGTGTCCCGTCAAAGATAAAGACGTTCTCGACATCCGCATAATACAGGAACGGCCCAACACTCACTACCATCCTAGGCGAAACAAGATTAATGTCCTCAACGAGGGTGTCAAACGAGAAGATGAGATCACCCCCGACATGGATAACAGTCGAAATCGAGTGCTTCGAGAAGACCGCCAACCTGTCACTGTGAACAATAAGCCGCTCAATTGCCCCCTTCGAATCGGCAATAATTGCACTCCCGGAGTTCGTCGTGCTCGTGAAGTCGTTGAAATCTCCGGTGTTACTCCACGAGACGGCATGCTCGTCCCTGTTCGCTGTCAGAACATTCCCGAGCACAAGATACGAGTTAAGAACCTCCACGGTCTTGCAGGTCACGAAACTACTGAGTCCCGTGAACGACAGATCCACGAACTGGCTGGAGCCGGTCCAATAGCGAGGCTTGTCGACGTTGTTCGTGACAACGAGAAGCCGCCCGAGTGCCGTGTCCACTCCCACCGTCCAGTCCGGGAAGTTCGCTGAGGTCCCACTCCACTCAACATCCATCGCAATGGCACCTGCGACGGTGGCAGAGGGAGGAGTTTGGTCCACGGTGATCTCGGTGTCCCCACTCCCATCCAGAGCCGCTACACCGTCCATGGTGTACATTCCCTTGTTGGCTCCGCTGTTAACCCACACGACGGCCCCGTCGACATTAAAGTCTCCTGTCCGATTTCCTGCGACGGTGAACTTCTTATTCCCTGTGTTGACAGCTGTAATCGCGACGGCCGTGGCCTTCTTCGTCGTCACGTCATCCCACTTACCATCCGTCGTGTTGTAATGGAGCTGGTGCTTATCCGTGATAGCAACGAACTTCCGGTCAGCTCCACTCGTTTCAAAGTCAATGAGGGCTCGGATCGGATTCCCGATAAGAGTCCCATCCGCATAGGACGGTGCCGTCCCCAGAGTCCCGTGCCCATTCCGGGACTCCAGGATTCCATTCTCCAACTTCATATTGTGTACGAGACTCAGGGCACTAGAGTTGAGCCGGTTATCGGGAGTAACGGAACTCCACCCGATGAACGGATAAGTACCTTGCTCCGGGATGGCTTGACGTTGTTGCCGAGGCAATCACACGACCTTCCAGAATTCACAGAACGTGTAGATCTCGACGCTCCCGTCCCCTACAGCTTCGCCTCCTCCAATGGCGTCTGTGGTCGTGGCATAGTGTTCGACGGCGAGAACCTTACTCGCAACCAACACAAGCCGGCCGCTAACGAAGCAAGGATTCGTCGCGTTCTGCCCGTTGAGGGAATTCGCAACGGGACCGGTAACTTCAACGTCCTCATCTGTCACGTTATACAAACGAAGTCGATGCTCATCGATGTCAAACCCCATCGAAGAGATTTTGAACTCATAGGTCCCCGGAGGGAGAGTGATACGATTCGATCCAACCGACACACCTGAAATGCTATCGTGATTCGTTACATTAGAAAGCTCTCGCTCGTTCCATTCGCCTCCTGTGAGTGCCATAGCATCGACCGTCGTCTCCTTCTGCTCCCAACACGTGATGTAGGGCCGGTATTCGGCAGAGAGCTTCGCCGTGGTGACCCCACCGTCCTTAACCTGGAGTTCATCCGTGTCGATCTCGATCGTCGAGTCATCGACAGTGACACTCAGAGCCGTCCCTCCTCCTCCTGCAAGCCCATTCCCTGCGACCGCCGTCGCGATCTTCGCCGCAGTTACCGCGTTGTCCTGGATCTTCGCCGTGGCAACGCTGTCGTCCGTGGGCGTCGTGGAGCAGGCCTCGAACGCACTGGAGTCATAGACCCAAATAGAGTTGTTGTTACTGTCAATCCAGATCCGACCATCCGCGAACGTCGAGCCACTGAGTAGCTGAGCGTTCGGAAGGGCTGTGGGAGCCCCAGTTTGGAAGTACGCCCTTGCTGAACCGGCCAGATGCTCCCCTCCTCCATCTGCTCCAGTGTTGTTCGCAGAGACTTTGGTCTCGAGAGCATCGTGCTCCTTGGAGACCCGATGGTTCAGGGCCTTCCTGAGATCTCGAATCTCATCGTCACCCCCCGCGGCGTCCTCGCTTCCCGTAGGAAGAGTCTCGTCCCAAGTTGTTCCGTTTCCTGTATGAGGCATTACTCAGATCCTAGGGATATTGCTCCACGCTCCGGACGAAGGGATCAAGCCACGGAGTGCCGCTGATCAGTCCATCCGGTGTCCTGTGAGGATCAGGCTTGACGACCTCCGCGATCATCCGGGTGTCGTTCCGCCGGGCCACGATAAAGGCCTTCTCGAACTGTTCATCCCACGAGGCTGCACTCTCGAACTGCTCCAGTGCCCGGAACGTGAACGCGGTCGCGAAGCACGTCAGAGCGTGGTCCCCCATGATGATGGGGTTCGTATCGGTGTCGTCATCCATCGTGACGAGCATGTCCCCCGTCACTCGAATCGTATAGGTGCTATCGGAGCCAGGTGCAAAGTGGAAGGTCTGCCCATCCTGATACCCGATCGCCGGCTTGGAGTCTCCGGTAATAGATGCGATGTTGGGGACCTCACGCAGGAACTTCTCCTTCATCAGGACTCGGATGGCCCACCCGCTCGTGGTGCCATCAATCCCACGGGCCTCTCGAATCCGTATCGTAGTCGCGGTGAGGGTAAGACTCGTATCCCCGATGGAGAGCACACTGTCGTTCGTGACCTGAACAGTGGCGAGATTCCTCCAACTGTAACGTTGGAGCATCTCCTCAATCGCGAATTGCAGAGCGTTGTTGATGAGATCCGACTTGTCCGTACGACCAGTCGTATCCTCAACAAGAGAGCGAAGTTGTGCTCGAGTCTTGGCCACGAGATACTCCTATCGAGCAAGTCGCTTGAGTTTCCCCGCCTGGGATGAGGAGCCTCCTTTAGTCTACGATCTTGGTCCAGGTGCACGTCCCACTGTTGGGGTCTCCACCCGTCGCCATGTAGACGTCCGTAAGGACACCCGCGTTCGTGATGTGGACGCAGAGGTCCCCCAGGGAGAGCGGTAGCTCCGCGGCGGCGTCCGTCACAGGCAGGGTCCCATCCACGGTCGTGCAGATGCGGCCCCTCAGTCCCCGGCCGAAGAATCCACGCTGGCCAATCGAGGGCTTGCCCTGACGTGTCCCGGCCCCGAACATCGTCGTCGCCCACTTCTTTTTGAGCAGGCGTGCGAGTCCATGGCCCTTGTATGTGATGTTGCTTCCGACTGCCATCTGAGTGGCTCCCGTCAAAGTGTGCTAAGCACAGTTTCAAAGCTCCCCTTTGAGCCCCGGCCGGATGGCTCACCCACCTTCCGACCGGGGCCCAAAGAGAAAGCGTCCCACGATCCACCGCCCGTCATCGCCAGCATTGGATGAAGCAGTCCGTCTTGACGACCGCCGACGTCGTGCCGGTGACCGTCAGGAGCTCGATGTACCGGATGTTCTTGGGAGCGGTGTTCATCGCCACCGCACCGACCGTCGTCACGTAGAGCTGGGCTGTGACGCCGTTGAGCGTCGCACCAGCAACCGGAGCCGACGAGCCGGGTTCCAGGACGTCGACTCCGTCGTGCGGACCGTGGATCTGGATCCAGCAGAATCCATCCACGGCCACGTCCTCGCCGGCCATGACGACACCCGCCATGTATCCCAGGTCCGCCGTGAGACCATCCCGGACGTACTTCTCCGCGTCCAGGAGATCACTGTAGGTGTGGAACACGACGTCGCCGGCATCCAGGACCGCCGAGTGCTTGTTCTGCACCCACCGATAGACCTTGCCGTCCGCGTCGACCCTGATGCGACCCACTCCTTCGAGGTCGCCCGCTTGGCGATCGGTCGACTTGCCAACATCCGTCAGCTCGGTCTCCCATGCCAGTTTGAGTCCCGTGATCATGATTCTGAGTCCTGTCTTGAGGTTTGGGTCCGTTCGAGATCAAATGTTGGCGTAGTGGAGCCGACCGAGGCGTCGCAGCTGCCCACAGACGGTGTTCATCACGAGCAGGATGTGAGCGATCCGCTCCGCCTGGAAGGGGATCGGCTTGAACTCGGTCATCTCGAACCACAGCTGCGGATCGTAGACAACCTCGATACTCGGCGTGTGGAGCAGGAGGGCGTGATTCGCGGTCATGTCCTCGCTCCACGCCATCCGGGCCCCCTTGAACCGCAGGATGTCGAAGCCCAGGTCCGCGATGCGGGTGTCAGCCTCCTTGATGATCTGCGATACGTCGACCGCAATCGCTTCGTAGGCCTCGAAGAGATTCTGATCACACAGGATCAGGTCCGGGGACTGCTTCTGACGTCCCACCGAGTTGAAGAACGTCCGGAGGTCGTCGACGAAGTTGGCCTCGTATGGGTCGTTCCCTCGGAAGTACCTCGCTCCCCACCACGTGTTCCCGGTGGAGGGCTGTGAGAGCCCTGCGGTGGAGCCCGAGACGTCGTAGGCCGTAGGACGGTTGATGGTCCCGTAGGTGTTCAGGATGCGATCGGCCGCGGTCGTGGGGACCATATCGTTCAGGCTCTGGATGAGCTTGCCGCTCTCGTCCGTGACCTGAGCCGCCAGGAATCGTTCCTCGATGTCCTGCTCGAGGCCATCTCGCATGTCCTGGAGCCGCTTCGCGACGTAGGACTTGATCATGAACCGACCGTTGTTCTTCTGGTCATCGAAGATCGAACGCTGAACATGCCCAGCGATGTACCGCCAGTCCCACCGTGCCGCGGTCTCGAGCTTGGGCTCGCCGGACGGCAGAACGTCTCCCTTGTCCACGGCCGTTCCCCGCTGGTTCCCGTACTTGACAGTGCGTGTGATGTCCTGGCCACCGACCTGAGTCACGAAGGAACCCATGTCCCTCAACAGAGCCGTAGTCACTGTGGCATCCAGGATGTTGTCGATGGCGTCCTCACGGATCTCGTACCACGTCTCCGTGAACGCGTCATCGACGGCTTTAGTAAATTGTGGAAGCGTCGTTGCCATGTCAAAAAGTGTCCTTGTGAGTTATTCAAAACCCTCGAGCGAGACGTCGACACTCTCCAGGAGATCCTCAAACCCCCGACGCCCACTTCGAGTCGGAGCGTCCTCGTCCTTCTCCTTCCGCCGAGCGTGACGGGAAGGAGATGGAGTCGGGGTCTCGGTTTCCAGAGAAGAGTTCGGCTTCACAGGAGAACCTGCTTCGAGCTTCGCAAGCAGGTACACCCGCTCCGGAGGAATGGATCCTCCAGCCTGTCGATCGATCCCGATCATCTGATCCCGGAACTTATCGAAGTCCGGGTACTTCGCTCGAAGAGTCGCGATGGTGGAGTTAGCCTCCTGCTCTTGACTCGCCTGATGACGTTCCTCGAGCTTCCGCTGACCCTCTTTCAGTGGGGCGAGGGTGTCCCCTAGGACCTTTTCGACGGTCCCGACAAGTCCTCGTTCCACGAGCTTCATGAGCTCAGCGTTCGAGAGCGAGTCGACATCGTCCGTCGATTCCGCGAGCGACGAGAGGGAGGGACGTTCCTGTCCGTCCTCCGCCGGCTTACTGCGAGCTTGATCCACGACGCCACCGCCCTCTGAGACGGTGACCTTCTTTCCAGCGTTCTTGAGCTTCACGACCGACTGTATGTCAGGGTCAGCCAGAAGCCTTCCAGCAATGGAGTCCTTCTTCGCTTGCTCAGCGACGGCCTCCAGACGCTTCGAAAGCTCATCCTCCTGAGCTTTCTTCTGAGCGTTGTCGGTCTGGTCGGATTTCTCTTTGTCGGTCTTACCCATTGATCTTCAGCTCCTGTCGTTTGATGGCTCGAATCTTGATCGTGAGCTGCTTGAGAACAACCCAGGCAGCGTAGAGAACGCGTCGTCTCAGGTGCTGCACGTCCTTCATGGTGATGTTATCCTGTCCCTTGTCGAACGTGACGACCCAACCGTTGCAGGTGTGCGACAGCACGATGCGTTTTGTGACGTCGGCGTCGTCCGGCAGCTCCCGTGAAAGCGGCAGCCTCGTACCGGCCCACATCCTCTCGATCTGCTCGTGCTTCCACGCATCCGACCCCACCACAGCAGGATCGTCGTCTGGAGGAGGCTCTGGCGTGTCAAAAAGGTTCTCCTCAAGAGCCGCCTCGACCTTCTTGTCCCGGTCCTCCGAAGTCTTCTTCACGATGGATGCCCAATCGATCGAGAGCCCGACTTCCAGTTTCTCTTTGTCTGCTATCGTCACAGGAGTGCTCCTACAGCGAGGCCCTCGCTCTTCGCCCACTTCGAGAGCTCGCCCTTGGTCTTGAATGTCTTGCCTTGTGGGCCGGCATGTTCCAGGTGAAGCCCATCCGTGGGCCAGGATTGACACTGTTCCGGCTTGAACCGGGGGTTCTCTGCATCATAATCACGCACCGCCGGGGAGCTGCATCGAGGGCACTTGAGCGCCCCCTCCTCCAGCCCCTGGCTGTACTCCTCCATTCGCAGGAGCTCTTCCCAACCCTCCTTGCAACTGGGACATGACATCTGGTAGAATGGCACCTTTAAGAGCCTCCTCTTTGAAGATGCTCGAGAACCCAGGGTCATTGAATGCCCGAGCAATATAGCGTCGAAGTCCAACCTGATCCACAGCCGGGTCCTCCCTCATGATCATGTAGGTTTGGAGGGCTTCCTGCCTCCGAGCCCCGAGGCTCACCGGGGGCTCATCCGAGAACCCGACTTCCAGTGAGTACTCCCCTGCGATACCCTGCCCCGTGAAGGTCGCCCAATCTTCTAGGCCATCCTGTCCAATGACCTGGATCTGCCGCGGCGTCCTCCAGTAGGCAAACGCGAGAGCGTTGATCTTCTCGAAAGCACGATTGTAGGCACGAGCGACACGGACCTGACGTCGGTTGGCCCTTTGGCCAGCGTGGCGATCGACGATAAGGGCTTCCGATGCAGTTCGCCTCCCACGGGACTCGAACTCCCCTTGCTGGTTGCGAGAAAAGCCCACCACCGAGCGAGAGTCTCGCCGCACGGCGTCCTTCTCGTAATGGAGTTCAGGAGCAGTGCCGGTCTGCAAGATCTTGACAGCTTTGTCAACGTCGAAGCCTCCATTCACCATGATACCCGCGAGGACATCGGCCGTACTCATCTTGTCGATCTGCAGAGGGTCGATCGCGTCCTGCTGATACAGGAACTTCACGACCATCGCCCGGCGGATCTTCTGACTCTGCAACGCGATGTCAGTGAGTTCGGCCTGGTGGGTGAGGAGATAGTACGCATCGCTCGTCGTCCAGAAGGTCTTGGCCCTTGGAGTGAAGGCCAGATTCACGAACGGAAGCCCTCCGCCCACCTGCATGAGGTCGACCTCATTCCGCAGGAACTTGTCATGGCCTGTTGCGATGACCATCACACGACCGGTCTTTTGATCGTGGATCTCCCATCCCTCCACGAACTCCGTCTCCCCATCCCGAGTGAAACGCTCCCTCCCAGACATGAGGACATCCCCAGTCCGATAGGGCTTCAGGACGCTGTTGTAGCTCTCCATCCAATCCTTCGCCGTCATGACAGGTTTGAGCTTGCTCGTGTTCTCGTACTTGTCATCGGCTTTGATGTCGTCGATGTGACGGACGAACCGCTGGCACGCCCACTGGGCACGGTCGAGGTTCGGCCCCGTCCCCCACGGCACCAGGAAGTCCCGATTGTCTACGAGCCTCATCCAAGGCATCCCCGGCCGAGTCCCGCCATACTCGATGGCCCTCCCCTTCCGATCGAGCATTGTGAGAGTCATGCCCGCATCAGGCTGGACATCGAACTTCGGATTATATCCAAACTCACTGTCGAACCCGATCTTCATGATCCCCACCCCCATCAGGAACGCGTTGAGGATGGCCATCTCGAACTCGTCGGGAATATCGAGCTCCCACAGGAGAGTGTTATCCACCCTCTCGACCGTCGGAGCCTGCTGTACGAAATCCCTACGTCTAGGTGTCACCGTGATGTAGGGATAGGGGACGCTCATCGCACTGAGGATGGCGTCTCCTGTTTCCATGATGATGTTGGGTGCAGAGTGATTCTGCGAGGGATGTACGCTGTACATCAGCCCCTCCAGCTCGTGCCACTTGTCCTCGAGTCCGTACTTGCGACGGTACTCCAGGGCTCGGTCGAGCTCCGTGAACCACTGGTCAACTTTGAGGGGCTTGAAGGGCATACGTCGTTACTCCGCTGCGAGACGCTCCTTAGCCTCCGCCACGATCTGCTCGATCTTCTTGTTTTTCGCTTCCAGGTCGTTCTTGATGGCCTCTCGTTTCTCTGGCGGAACGGCCTCGCTCGCTTCGACGAGACCTTGAACCGCCTTCGTCAAGGTGCCTGCGATCTCGATGAGTGCAATGACTTCGGTACCTGTCATTGTGTTGGGTCCTTTCCGGTGGCAAGGAAGTAAAGGCGTTTCACTCGTCCAATGGTTTCATTGAATGATGAAAGCTTGTCCTGGGCAAGGGCAGGATTCGAGTCCACGAAGCTCTCAGCTTGTACAAGCAGGGTCTTCGCCAAGATCAGAGCCTCCCCAATCTTGACCTTGGACTCGTCGTCCAGGATCGATCCCTCACCCTCACTGACGGCAATGAAGGCTTCCTGAGCCGCACGAAGAGCCACAGCTGAGTTGTACCAGTCCTGAGATGGATGCGATGTAAGGCACCCGACCAACAGGAGTGGGAGGATGATGAAAGACGGTGTTGCTCGTCTCAATCGCCACCTCCCTCCGCCCTAGCCTCCTCACTGG